AAGAATTTCATTAAGACTGATGTTCCTAACGGATTAAAAATGTTCGTTAGAGCACCAATCAAAACTGCAATGGAAGGTGACTTCGAAACTGGAAACGTAAGATACAAAGCTAGAGAGAGATATTCTTTTGGATTCTCAGACCCTAGAGGTATCTTCGGATCACCAGGCGCAGCGTAATCTAAATAATTTTGTGGCCGGACATAGTTCGGCCACATTGCAAACAGAAAGTAGAATAATGAAAAAATTCCTAGTAAATATTTGGGCTTATGACTATCACACAAAATTTGAGGTTTTGTCTGAAGATAATCCAGATTCTCTTGAAAAATCAGTCCTTGACAAATTGGGAGAAAAGAGTATTAATTGGGAAAAAACGGGAATGTTTGGCCCGTTAAATAGAATAACCTATGAGGAGGTTATCCATGATACAAGACCTATACAAAACAAAAAGGTCCTTGGAGTTGAAGTGGGAACAGGAGCATCTGTCTAATGGTAGATATACTCTTGAAATGGTCAGAATTGATGACAAAGTTAAAGAAGTCATTACGAAGATCAAGCTGGAAGAAGCAGCTATTGCCCATAGACAAAATGTTGTCGAAGGTGCAGCTCCGCAAGTTTCTGTAGCTACTTAATAAAAAGCTACATCGTTGGAAAATATCATCCGCACTACACACTCTCTTGCACTCTACTAAAAACTGTTGTACAAAAGTCACACTATACAAATTAAAATAAATTAAATGTAGACGTGTATAGTCGACATCCCTAGGGACTACATTTAAAATATCTAGGAGGATATTAATATGGCTAATACAACTTTTAATGGTCCGGTTAGAGCAGAACAAGGTTTTAAACAAATCTCTAAAAATGCAACAACTGGTGCTATTACAGACAATACAACAATAGACTCTAGCGGTAATCTCTCTGTTGGTGGAACTACTACTTTAACAGGAAATTTTATTGCTAATTCTACATCAAACGCTTTAGGAACTAAAAAAATTGCAATGTTTGGAGCGTCACTTGCAGCTACAAATGGTGGTACTACTCAGTATGCAGATAATGATATATTAGTAGAAATAGGAGATTTAGATGCAACATTACCAACTACTTTTGCTAACAGTACAGCACCAACACATTTCTTAATTGAAAAAGTGTTGATTAAAACTCAAGTAGCATCAGGTGGTACTCATGTTGGAAACATTCAAGCTTCAGCAACTTCAGGAACTGCAACTAACTCAGCTGTTTCATCAGGAACAGAAATAGTTGGTGCAGGTGCAACAGCAATTGATACATTTATTTCAGCAGCGCCAAGTGTTACTGAAATTGATATTAATTTAAATAACAGTGCAGGTGCAATTCACGTGTTCACACCGAACATAACTTTACCTGTTGCAACTAAAAGTTTATATCTTTGTACTACTACAACTATTAATAATAATTCTTTCCAAGCTGGAAGATATGCTATTACAGTTGAGTACTCATTAGTATAATAACAATTAATGTGGGGCTTCGGCCCCACAGTTTCTTAATTAAGGAGGGAAACAAATGGCAGATACAGTACAAGGACCAGATATCTTACAACAAAACGATAAGAGAGTGGTTATTAAAATAGTAAATCAATCAGACGGATCAGGCGGAACAACTGTTTTTGCAGATGTTTCTGAACTTGCAGCTAACGCAGCAGGTGAGTCTTGCACACATGTAACACTACAAAGAGTATGGTGGTCATGTTCAAATGGAAATGGTAATGATTCTTTTGCTCGTTTAGATTATGAAGATTCAGATGGAGATATTCCAATTATAACTTTAATAGACTCAGGATACTGGGACTTCAGAGAGTTTGGTGGAGTGCCAGCTAATACATCTTCAAATAGTAATCAATACGACGTAAACTTTGTTGTACCGGGTGCGGCTGATGATGGAAATACTTATACGGTTGTAGCAGAATTTATAAAAAATTATTAGGAGTAACGAATGGCCAATACAACTTCAGGCACAGTTACTTTCGACAAAACTTTTGCTGTTGATGATTTAATAGCAGAAGCATATGAACGTATAGGTTCGCAAGTAACGTCTGGATATCAATTAAAATCTGCAAGAAGATCATTAAATATTTTATTTCAAGAATGGGGTAATAGAGGTTTACACTATTGGGAAGTAGGAGATACAAATATTGATTTAATTGAAGGCCAAGCTGAGTATAGTTTTTTTAGATCTAGTGCAGATGGAACGTCTGCTGTTACTGTTGGTGGTACAAGTGGATCAAGCACTTTTGGTGTTGCTGATATTCTTGAAGCAACGTTTAGACAAAACAGAACACAAACTACACAATCCGATTCTGCAATGACAAAAATTGATAGATCAACATACTCTAGTTTATCTGGTAAATTATCTAAAGGGACACCTTCACAATATTTTGTACAAAGATTTATTGATAAAACTACAGTTACTGTTTACCCATGTCCTGATGCAACTGCGGCTACAAAAGACATGCACATCTTTTTTGTAAAAAGAATACAAGATGTAGATTCAACTTATACAGATGCAACAGATGTACCATATAGATTTGTGCCTTGTATGGTTTCAGGATTAGCTTTTTATTTAGCTCAAAAGTTTAATCCACAAGCGGCACAAGCAATGAAATTATATTACGAAGATGAATTAGCAAGAGCGTTAGCTGAAGATGGTTCTTCATCTAGCACATTTATAACACCTAAAACTTACTACCCAGGAACTTAATGGCACAAGCAAGAGGAAAATACGCAAAAGCAATATCAGATAGATCAGGAATGGAGTTTCCATATAATGAAATGGTAAAAGAATGGAATGGTCACCTAGTTCACAAATCTGAATTTGAAGCCAAACATCCACAATTAGAATTAAGATCTAGATCAGGAGATTCACAAGGTTTATTCAATGCTAGACCTGCTAGAACTGAAAATGAAGTTGCTGCTATGTTAGGCAATAATCCTTTTTCTATTACTGCAAGTTCTCAAACAATTACAGTTACAGAAATAAATCATGGAAGAACTACAGGAGATACTGTAAGATTTAGAAATGTTCAAGGTAGCCCCGGTGGTGTTGCTTTTTCTACCTATGAAAATTCTTCAGGATTTAGTATAAACGTTACAACAACAGATAAATACACTTTTAGTTTAGGATCAACTCCAAGTGTAACAGAAGAAGGAGGAGGACCAACTGTGTCTGCAGGACCAGTTAGTTTATCAGCATAATGGCAGGATTAAGTGCATCAGGATTAAAAACACAAATAAGAAGCTACACAGAAGTTAGCACAACAGTGCTATCAGACAGTGTATTAGAAAATATTATTTTAAATGCACAATATAGAATTTTTAGAGATGTACCAATAGATGCGGATAGAAAAACATCTACAGGTAATTTTACATCTGGAACAGGCACTGTAACAGTGCCAGCAGGAGCTGTATTTATTAGAGCAGTGCAGGTTTATACTGCAACTGGATCTACTTTTACTGGTGCTAATGTATATTTAGAAAAAAGAGATCTTACATTTTTAGAAGAATATATTTCAGCAACCACATCTACTGGAACACCAAAATATTATGCAATGTTAGATACAGGGGCGACTGGAGAAAGTTCATCAAACTCTGGATCTATAATTGTATCACCAACACCGAGTGCAACTTTTGCATACAAAATTCATTACAATGCAGCGCCAGCATTATTAGAAAATAATGACACTAATTATATTAGTATGAATTTTCCAAATGGTCTGCTATATTGTTGTCTAGCAGAAACTTACGGTTTCTTAAAAGGTCCAGCTGATATGCTGCAATTATACGAACAAAAGTACCAACAAGAAGTACAAAAATTTGGAGGAGAACAAATAGGTAGAAGACGAAGAGATGATTATACAGATGGAACAATCAGAATACCAGTCAACTCACCTAAACCTTAAGGATTAAATTATGGCATCAACATTTTCAGATCTTGGTATAGAACTAATGGCAACCGGCGAGAATGCCGGTACATGGGGTGATAAAACTAATACTAACTTACAAATCGTAGAAAAATCAATCGCTGGTTACGTAGAACAAGCAGTAACTAGTGGTGGGACCACACAATTAACTATTACAGATGGTGATGCAACAGAATCTACATCCGTTGCAAGACACGCGGTTATAAAATTAACAGGTACAATATCTGGTAACTCTATTGTAACTGTACCAGATTCAATAGAAAAAGTTTACATTGTAACTAACGGCACATCAGGTGCATACACTGTACAATTTAAAACAGCATCAGGTACAGGGATTACTTTTGGTGTATCAGAAAAAAATACAAAATTAGTTTATTCAGATGGAACAAATATTGTTGATGCAGGATTTAGTGGTGGAACTGACTTAGATGGTAACGAATTAATTTTAGATGCCGATGCTGATACAAGTATTACAGCAGATACAGATGACCAGATAGATATTAAAATAGCAGGTGCAGATGATTTTCAGTTTACTGCAAATACTTTTACAGCGCAATCAGGTAGTAGTATTGTTGTACCAGAAGGTGGA